CTGGAGGAGCAGTCTCAAATGGTGGAGAAACGACGGTCGAACACCGTTCGACCTGTGATTATAGCTTTTATTATCGGCTTCGGTGCCGGTGGATTATTAACTTTTTATTTGATTAAGAGATATGGCAGAAACAGCAAATGACGGTGTACTCGAAGGCATTGACCTCATCCTGAGCGTTGGTGGCAAGGCGCTGGGCTACAGCACTGGCTGTAAGGTCAGCACATCGACAGAGACCGGTGAGCGCATCACTAAGGAGGCGACCAGCGGTAAGTGGAAGGACAAGTATGCGAAGAGCTTCTCTGAGTCTATTTCGGTTGACGGTCTCGTCTTGAAGGATCCAGACTCCGAGAAACCGACCTACGAGGAGCTGAAGGCTATGCAGCTTTCCGGTGAACCTATCGAGGCTCAGTACTCCATTCGCGAGGGCTCTACTCGCGAGGGCAAGACAGCCGGAGGTTACAAGGGCAAGTATATCATCACCAGCCTCGAGCTTGACGCTCAGGCAGGCGAAGACGCTAAGTACAGCGCAACACTGGAGAACAGTGGCGCCGTGACTAAGGTGACAGATGATGCCGCATAAGGCACACATACACACACTGAATAAGATAGTCTTGTAGGCGGTGCAGACGTGCCGCCACAAGCTATTCTGATAAACAATCAATAGAGAGAGAGTTCCATTATGAAAAAGATAACAATCAGCATCAACGGCAAGGATTATCCTTGCTACATGACGATGGGTGCCATCGTCTACTTCAAGCGACTTTCAGGTAAGGACATAAGTAAACTTATCGAGGGTGATCTGGAAGATAACCTTATGATGATTTATTGTGTGCTGAAGGCTGCAAGCAAAGCTGAGGGAGTGCCGTTCGACACGGACTTCCCGACCTATGAGGACTTCATTGTGGCTATCACTCCTGACGAAATGGCCGGGATGAGGACTCTGGTGGAGGCTCAGCTGACGAGTCAGGCGGCTGATGTCGATGACTCAAAAAAAAAGAGGGCGAAGAAGTAGAGACTGACATCGACACGTTGACAGGCATAGCGATGGGGTGTATTGGGATGAGTATGACAGACTTTTGCCGATGCACCCCTTCGCAGTTTAGGGCGATTTATCGGTCGTGGTCGGAGCGGCAGCGCGACGACCTTCGCCAGCAGTGGGAGCAGAGCCGCATGATGTGTATGTGCATGCTGCAGCCCTACTCGAAGAGCAAGCTGAAGCCGAGAGACGTGATGCAGTTCCCGTGGGATGAGACTCCGGCGAAGGCTAAGACGAAGAGCCGACCGAAGGAGGAACTGAGCGAGGAGGAGAGAATGGAAAGGTATAGAAAAGCTGCAAAAAGATATGGATATGAAAGCATCGGAAAAGGTAGTAAGTAAGATTAAGGAGGTTGAGGGTCTGAGGCTGGAGGCTTACAAGTGTTCGGCCGACAAGCTGACGATTGGCTACGGCCATACGAGCGGGGTGAAGGCTGGGCAGCGCTGCACGAAGGCGCAGGCTGAACAGTGGCTGAAGGATGATTTAGCGGTGGTTGAGCGCCAGTTGAACGCTCTTCATCTGACGCTGAGTCAGAACCAGTTCGACGCTCTGGTGGACTTTACGTTCAATATCCGATGGTCGAGCTTCACATCAAGCACGCTGCTGAGGAAGATTCGCCAGAAGGCTCCGACGGTGGAGATCCAGGCAGAGTTCCGCCGCTGGGTGTGGTACACCGACAAGAACGGCGTGCAGCACAAGTCCTCCGGGCTGGTCAGCCGCAGGGAGTGGGAGTCTGAGCTGTGGGGGGAGGGCTAGCGATTGCGACGCTTGCCTCTGCAATGATCTTCAATGTTTTTGCAGATGTTTCTCGCAACGAACCACCAAAGTATCGGGAACCCGTAAATGAATAACACGAGCAACCATGGGTGATTCAAAACAAATTCATTAAAATGTACCATAACATTGTAACTTTTGCCACAAATATAAGAAAATAAACGATATACGCAATGGATAAGACTGTTAAATTTAAAGTTGAATTCGAGAGCAACGGCCAAAAAGTGTTCGGAGATGTGACCATGGACGTCAATGAGCTGACTGAGACCATCGGCAAAATGGTCAAGGAGATAAAGAATGCGTCTGGCAGTTTTGAAGAATTTGCCACGACAGCGATGGCTCTTAGCTCCGTTAATTCAATCCTGGATGGGCTCAGCCAGGCCGTCTCTCAGCTCGGTGCCAACTACGCCAGCTTCGACAAGGGCATGCGTGCCGTCAACACCATGGCGGGACTCAACGCATCGGAGCTGAAGGCTCTGACCGGACAGGTTGCCGAACTCAGCAAGACGGTCCCTATTGCGAGAGATGAACTGGCTAACGGTCTGTATCAGGTAATCTCAAACGGTGTGCCGCAGGACAACTGGATAGAGTTCCTGCAGCAGTCATCGCGCGCTGCCGTGGGTGGTATCGCCGACCTTGGTCAGACGGTGACCGTTACCTCCACCATTCTGAAGAACTACGGACTGGCATGGAGCGAGGCGGGAAACATTCAGGATAAGATTCAGACGACAGCGAAACTTGGTGTAACGAGCTTTGAGCAACTGGCTGCAGCACTGCCTCGTGTGACAGGTACCGCCGCCACTCTGGGCGTGTCGATTGACGACCTTATGGCAACCTTCGCCACACTGACTGGCGTAACCGGTAACACAGCCGAAGTCAGCACACAGCTTGCTGCAGTATTCACCGCACTGGTGAAGCCGAGCAGCGAGGCGACGACAATGGCTCAGCAGATGGGCATTCAGTTTGATGCAGCCGCAGTGAAGGCTGCAGGAGGTTTCCGTAACTTCCTTACTCAGATAGATGCGGACATAAAGAGTTATGCTTCCGCCCACGGCATGCTGGACCAGGAAATTTACGGTAAGCTGTTCGGGTCTGCCGAGAGCCTCCGTGCGCTCATCGCCCTCAACGGTGAGCTGAGCGACAAGTTCGGGCAAAACATCGACGCAATGGCTGACAGTGCCGGAACCATCGACGCAGCATTCGAACAGAACGCTGGCAGCGCCGATGCGATGAATCAGAAGTTAGAGAATATGATGGCTACCTGGACTGACTGGGCTGGCAGTGTGGCAGCGGCAATAGCTCCGTATGTAAAGTGGGCAGCTACTACAGTGACTGCCATCAACGGATGTCTGACTCTGACAAAAACCATAAGGACGCTTGTGGCTGCCTACCGTGCGAAGCAAGCGGCAGATATAGCAAGTGCAGCAAGCAGTAAGGCGGTCGCAGCTGCTGAGGGCGCAGAAGCTGTGGCGGCAGGTGCTGCAACAGTGGCAACAAAGAAACTGACCATAGCGCTCATCGGTATGGGTGCTGCTGCAACATTTGGCCTTTCTGCTATAATTTCCTTGGTGGCTATGGGGCTTGCCAAACTTATCCAAACGGAGGATGGAGCCATACTTGAAACCGACAATCTAATAGATGCCAACGAGGCGTTTAAAGATTCTGCAGCAAGAGCACGCTCTGCTATGGAACAGGAGATTGGCAAACTGAAAAACCTTATAGACACAAAAGCAGATGCGACGGAGGCCGTGAAGCAACTGAATGCACAATACGGAGATATATTCGGAACATATAATACAGCTGCAGAATGGTATGATACGCTGATAAAGAAGAGCAAGGATTACTGTGACCAGCTTGCCTATGAGGCACAATATAAAGCTATCGCAGACAAGAAGGGGAAACTGCTTAACCAGCTGGCGGAGGCTCAACGAGAAAAGGCTGACGTAATAAACTCTGCAAAGAGCCAAGAACGAATGACCTTCACAGAGACGAATAAATACACTGGTCAGAAAACTGTCATGTCTGCTCCGAGAGATTTGGACCTCAAAGGTTACACAAAATCGCGTGGCAAGGAAATTGACATTCTCCACCAGATAGAGGAGCTTGATAAGGATTTTGCCAATGCAATGGGTAATTATAATGCTGCAAAGAATCGCCTGAACAGCAAGCAAACGACTGTCAAATGGCAAGATCAGAGTTATAACGACCTCGCCAAGACTATCGAGCAACAGAGAACTAAAGTCGGCAGCTATGCCGGACTGACTGACGCTGACAGCAAGAAGCAGGCGGCGCAGGAGGCTGCAACGCTGACGCAGATGCAGGAACGTTATAAGGCGCTCGGCAAGAAGTATGGCCTGGCCGACAAGACAGGCAGCAACGAATACGACGGAAAGAAACTCATAAAGGACGCCCAGAGCTACAAGGAGCTGGGCAACAACGTGAAATATTATCAGACTCAGCTCGAAAAGGTGAAGAACATCGAGAGCGAGGAGGGTAAAGCGAAGGCTGCAGAGCTGAACGCCAAGCTGAACGAGACCCTGAAGCAGCAGAACAAGGTGAAAATAGAGATGGAGGCTGCCGGTCTACCTGCTGAGCTGAAGACACTGGACGACTTCAACAAGAAGCTGGCATGGCTTGAGGAGGTCAGGAAGGTCTCTACCGACGTGGAGCTGCCCGGCATCGACAAAGCCATCAAGGAGACGCAAGAGCTGAAGGCTGAGTTCGAGGATGCAGCCATCGCTCAGAAGAAGCTGGCGGACTACTCAACCTACGACGAGGTGACGAAGGGCATTGCCTACTATGAAAAGCGAATAAACTCCACCAGCGGAACAACGCAGAAGGAGGCACGCAAAATGAAAAAGAGCCTCGAGGAGCTGAAGCAAGCGTGGGACGACGCTGCGGAGGATATGACACCGCCCGACCTCAACGACCTCAGCTCTGCCCGGAAGATTAATGAGTCGATAGACTATCTGCAGAGCAAGCAGGAGAGGTCGAGCACAGCTGAAGCACTAGCCCTGCAGAAGCAGGTGAACCAGCTGGAACGTGCCAAGAAGACACGCGAACAGATTCTCAGCCTGCCCGAACAGCGTGACCAACTGAATGACCTCGGCAAGATGAAGGGCAAGAAGCTCACCATGGAACTGGAACTTATCGGTCTGAGCACTATTCAGGATAATATACGAAACCTCCAGAAAATCCTCGACAACACGGAGCTAAGCCCGGAAGTTCGCAAGGAAACCGAGGCTCAGCGGGATCAATGGAAAAAATATGAGAAGCAACTGAAACGCAGTCAAGTGACAATGAAGGGTGCTTGGAGCTCTGTAGAGGGCATCGGCGGAGCATTGACCAGCATGACCAGCACGCTGAAGGGCAGCGGCACGGCATGGGAGAAGGTCTGTGGCGCCATCGACGGCATCATTCAGCTGTATGATGGTTTCAGCTCTATCATAAAGATGATTGGTCTCTTCGCCGGTACATCGGAGAAGAGTGCCATCGCCAAAACTGAGGAGGCTGGAGCAACAGCAGCGAACGCCATAGCTGAAGGTACTTCTGCAGGTGTGGCCGCCGCCACTCTTCCGGTGGTCAGCGAGGAGATTGCGCTATATAAGGCTCTGGCCATCGCCAAGACCTACGCTGCCTATGCTGAAATACCGTTTGCCGGCTTCGCCATTGCATCGGGCTTCGTCGGTATAATTGAGGGTATGATTGACCAGGCTGCCATTCCTAAGTTCGCCGACGGAGGTATCGCCTACGGGCCTACGCTGGGAATCTTCGGAGAGTATGCCGGAGCAGCCAACAACCCGGAGGTGGTGGCACCGCTCGACAAGCTGAAGTCGCTCATCGGCGAGGGAGGCGGAGGAATGGGCGGAGAGGTCACCTTCCGCATACACAGGCGCGAACTGGTGGGAGTGCTGCAGTCGGCCGAACGATATAATAAAAGAGTGAAGTAGCTGACGCTACTAAGAGTTAAGAGTAAAGGGTAAAGGGTAAAGTAATACCATTACAAGAGTTAAGAGTAAAGAGTTAAGAGTAAAGTAATACAATACCATAAAGTTATGGGAAAGATATATACAGGACGATTTCTGAGCTACCGCGAGGTGGAGTACGTGGTCAACATCTTCAGCAAGGATGTGGAGACGGAGACACCGGAGGACCTGGTGTTCGGCGAGGAGCCTGCGGAGATCGAGTGGAGCGAGGTGGACAAGCTGGAGCCGGTGCAAGGCTCGGCACTGACACTGACGCTGCTCTCGACCAGCGACCGCCAATACATCGACCTCTACTCGGTGGAGACTGGCGAGGTGTGGGCAGAGGTGTGGCGCAACGGCAGCCTCTACTGGACAGGCACGCTCGACACGGAGCTCTACGAAGAGCCCTACTCGTACCTGAAGGACTATGAGGTGCAGTTCACCTTCTCGGACTTCGGAGCACTGGAGCGCCTGAAATGGAGCGACAAAGGCGTCCGCAGCCTGGAGTGGATTGTCCGCACATGCGTGGAGGCAGCGGGACTGGACTACGGCACACTGAACCGCCGCATCAGCACGACTCCGGCGGAGGGCTACACCGACATCCTGACCGACTCGTATCTGAACTGCGAGAACTTCTTCGACGAGGACGACGAGCCGATGACGATGAGAGAGGTGCTGGAGGCTGTGCTGCAGCCGTTCGCACTGAGAATGGTGCAGAAGGGCGGAAGAGTGGAGCTCTTCGACCTCAACGCCATGGCAGCCGAGGAGGTGGAGACGGAGAAGGTGGTGTGGATGAGCGACGACGCCGAACTGAGCGCCGACGTGGTCTACAACAACGTGAAGGTGACCTTCTCGCCATACGCCGACACGACGCTGTATGACGGCACCATTGAGCACGACGACACGCTGAAGAGCAAGACGTCGGGCATACTCTACTATCTTAACGCCAACCCGTCGGAGGAGATTGACGGTTTTCGTCTGGCTACTGGCGACCCCGAGGATAGCGACGAGCTGCCCTTCGAGCTGGCGGGCGCGGCTAAGCTCTTCCGAATAGACTCGGAATATAGCGCCAGCGACGAAGCGGGTGTCTACATGATGAGCCGCGGTTCGGCTGTCATGGCCAGCGGCGACATCGACAAGACAATGGTGGGCACACAGAAGTGGCTGCCATGTACCGACGGGGTCAACCCGAACATGTCGTCGGTCACGGAGATCATCAAGTGCGGTCGCGTACATCTGAACTACTGCCGCCGCAACACCTTCCGCCTGAAGATTGAGCTGTCGGTCTGCATCGACCCGCGCTACAATCCCTTCGAGGGGGAGGACAACAACGAGAGCAAGAGCTACGGCTACTGGAACGACTGGGCGAACTTCGCCTACCTGCCCATCAAGCTGGTGCTCTACGACACCAACGGCAACGCCTACCTCCACTACTCGAACTCCGACGTGGTGAAGGGCAACGGCTACAGCGCAGGCGGTGGCAAGTGGGTCGGCGGTGCGGCGTCGTGGGGCGACGCATGGCTGGCGTTCTACGACCGCGACGACCGTAAGGCGAAGAGCGGACTGAGCGGATGGTCGACCAACAAGCAGGTCATCGGCTACTTCCGCGACGCGCTGCCATCAATCTTCGAGAAGATGGGCGACGGCGAGTATGCCCCGACACCACCGACAGGCGGATGGCTGGAACTGACCATCGGCGACGGCATCTATGCCTTCGACTACAAGCGCAACACGGAGAAGCGACGCGAGGACCTGGCAAAGATTAACCGATGGTTCCTGCTGAAGGACCCGAAACTGAGCATCGTCAAGGCCAACGGCACGGACATCGACGTGGAGGATCAGGAGGACCAGGCATGGCTTAACCGCTCGGCTCAGGAGGACTACGAGATTGACACTACTGTGGGCACCATTGCCGACCGCTACGCCTCGCCGACAGCCCGCGGGGCTCTGCTCAACGTGGGACAGAGCACGATGCAGAACTACACCCGTGCGGGCGTGACCGACCGTCTGGAACGTCTGCTGATTGGTACCGTCTTCAGCCAGTATGCCAGCCGCAAGACGGTGTTGAGCGGCACTGCCTTGCTGATGAGCGGACTTCATCCGCTGAGCGAGGCAAGCACGCCGGGACGATTCATCATGCTGAGCGAGGTGCAACGCCTTCAGGATGAGGAGAGTGAGATAACGATGGCGGAATTTTCTGCCGATGATTATGAGGGTATAGAGTATGAATAAAAAATATAATGTATCGACAACGGGACGCACGGCGCAACCGCGCAGCAAGCGTCTGAGGGAGCTGGGCGTCAGCGGTGCGGTGACGGTGCGCAGCGGCGGAGGCAGTTCGAGCACCGTTCAAACGGTGACCGAAAGCAGTTCGAACGGCGACGGCCACACCCACGCTAACAAGTCGCTGCTGGACTCCCTCTCGCTCGACGATGACCTCTATCTGAAGAGCCGTCAGCGCAACGACGAGACGGACGAGAGCGAGGATCAAAAGATAAAAGCAGGCTATGCCGACGAAGCGGGACACGTGGAGAAGGCTGGGTATGCTGACGAGGCGGGGCATGCTGCGGAAGCAGACCACGCGACTGAGGCGGAGCATGCGACTGAGGCGGACCGTCTGGCTGAGGGCGGTGAGCTGATGAAGCAGCTCTA